GACTCGTGCTGCCGAATCTCGCGAAGCAGGGCTGCGCAAGCGCCCCGAAACGCACTTCAACTCCAAGCTCTATGTTCCGAAGGACAAGATCCCTGCGAACATGACCTACGCATGGGTTCGCGAATCGACTCTGAACGAGCCCGATCCGGACAACATGACCGACCGCATGATCCGTGGTTGGCAGCCGGTTCCGGCCAGCCGCCATCCTGAGATGGTGCCGCCTCCGCTTCCGGGCTATGAAGGCACGGAAGCTATGGTCATCCGTCGCGGTGGTCTGATGCTCTGCGAATGCCTCACCCGCGACGTGGAAGAGCGCAATCGTGAGCGCGATCTGGAAAACGTCGAAACCCTGCAAGACGTGGCATGGACCGGTCAGAACGACCCGAACCTGCCGCGCTTCGAGGACAAGGATAGCGGAGTGGCGTTTGAGCGCGTCACCTCGTTCAAGGACTAACCTCCGGTCCACGGTGTGTTCTACTATCGCTGTGGCAACTTGCCCCCGCTCGGGAAACTGGGCGGGGGCCTTTTTTGATCTTGTTGACAGTTGTCTGGTTTAGACGTAATTTACGCACATATCGACGCAGGTCACGTATCCTGCACCCCGATGGTGGTCACGTACCCACCGACCGAGAACCGATTGCCGTTACGTACCGGCAGAACCCAACCCTCAACTTCAGCATGGAGAATCCGTATGGCTTACGGTACCAATGCGCCTCAGGGGCTCGTCCCCGTCAAGAAGCTGGATGGCTCTGCTTGGACTGGCGCGACCAACCCTTATCAAATTGCTAACGCCTATGCGACGGCGATCTTCCGTGGCGACCCCGTTGCGGTTCTCGCTGACGGCACGCTCGGCGTTGGCGTCGCTGGCTCGACCATCACTGGCGTTTTCTGGGGCGTCAAGTTCATTGACAGCACCGGTCGCGTCCGTTTCGAGAACTACTGGCCGGGCAACCCCGGTGTTCTCACCGGCTCGACCGTAGAAGCTCTCGTGATCGACGATCCGAACACCGTGTTCACCATTCAGGAAACGAGCGGCACTGGCACTGCGGGCACTCCGCTGGCTCTTGCTGATCGCGGCCTGAACGCGAACTTCCTGTACACCGCCGGTTCCACCGCCACGGGTACGTCTGCCGTCTCGCTGAACAACGCGACGGAAGCCGACACCTCGACGTTGAACCTGAAGATCCTGCAGCTGGACCCGACTCCGGGTAACGCTGTCGGCGCCTTCGCAAACTGGCTCGTTATCATGAACAATCAGTCCTATCGGGCTGGTGTGACCGGTATCTAATCGGGTCAGCAGGGAGATTTGAAAAATGGCTATTAACACCACCGCAATCCGCGACCTGCTCCGGCCCGGTCTGGCCGCCGTGTTCGGCGACTATCCGATGTATCCGGGTCAGTGGTCGGAGATCTTCGAGAAGCACACGTCCGACAAGGCCGTTGAAATCGAAGTCGAAGTCAAGCTGCTTGGTCTGGCTCAGATCAAGGCTGAAGGCGCTTCCACCGCCTACGGTGAAATGGGTCAGCGGTTCGTCACGAACTACGTGAACCGTTACACCAGCATCGGCTTCATCATCACCCGTCAGGCGATCAAGGACAACCTGTACCAGTCGTCGTTCCCGCTGCAGGCGAAGGCTCTTCGCCAGTCGATGGAACAGACCAAGGAAGTCCTTGGCGCGTCGGTCCTGAACAACGGCTTCTCGTCGAACTTCCCCATCGGGGATGGTCAGCCGCTGTTCTCGACTCAGCACCCGATTGATAACGGTGTTGTCGCCAACACCTTTACGATCCAAGCCGACCTGAACGAAACCTCGCTTCAGGACGCCATCGTTGGCGTTCAGCGCTTCCGTGATGCTGCGGGCCTCCGCATCATGACCAAGCCGACGAAGCTGATCGTTCCGGCTGAACTGCAGTGGACGGCCACCCGCCTTCTGCAGTCGCAGTTCCGCGTCGACACCGCGAACAACGACATTAACGCGATCTACAACAACTCTGCGGTTCCGCAGGGTCATCGCGTTAACATGTTCCTGACCGACACGAACGGCTGGTTCCTGCTGACCGACGCTCCGAACGGCTTCAAGTACTACGAGCGTGAAACCCTCGAAACCGACGTCTACACGGACTTCGACACCGACAACCTCAAGGCGAAGGCCATTGAGCGTTACTCGTTCGGCTGCTCGAACTTCCGCGCAGGCTGGGGCTCGCAGGGCGCTTCCTAAATCCCGGGGGTGGGGCTTCGGCCCCACCCTTAGCTATGGAGAAACATCATGACTCATTTCTCTGACGGCGTTCGGGCTGGTAGGAACTTCGCCAACAACGGTACCGCGAGCGAGCCCGGCGTCTTCATGTCGCCGATGAATGTTTACAACGTGGTTCCGGCTGCTCTGGACGCTGACGGCATCTGCGCTCAGCAGACGCTGGCTGCTGCCGGTAACGCGCTGCTGAATGGCGCTCTGGCTTCGGGCGGCACTGTCGTTCTTGACGTTCCTCGCAACGTCATCATTGACGCTGCTGGTGCTGCTACGGCTGTTCTGACCATCACGGGCACTGACGTCTACGGCATCCCGATGTCGGAAGCGATCACCCTGAACGGCACGACCGCTGTTGCTGGCGCAAAGGCTTTCAAGACGATTACGAGCATCGCGGCTTCTGCTGCTGCCACCGACTTCTTTGTTGGCACTGGCGACGTCTTTGGCCTTCCGATCCGTGCGAACAGCCGTAACTACGTGCTGACCGCGTGGAACGGCGCCTTCGTGACGACCGGCACGTTCGTTGCTGCTGTGACGACCAGCCCGGCCACGACCACGACTGGCGACGTTCGCGGCACCTATTCGGTTCCGGACGCTGCCGATGGTACGAAGCGCCTGACCCTCTGGGTCTTCGTCTTGGACGACGACACCCAGACTGGTCTGTACGGCGTTACTCAGGCCTGATGATTGGGGCGGCCTCCGGGTCGCCCCAGTTATATGGAGATCGGGATGCGTGCAAAAAAAGATTTCCAGTTCAAGGCTAAGCATAAGAACCCGAAGGGCGGTCTCAGTGAGGCTGGCCGGAAGGCTTATAACTCTGCCACTGGGAGCAATCTGAAGCGCCCGCAGCCGGAAGGCGGATCTCGCCGTGATAGCTTTTGTGCCCGCATGAAGGGTATGAAAAAGAAGCTGACTTCTGCTAAAACGGCGAGTGACCCGGATAGCCGGATCAACAAATCCCTCAGGGCGTGGAACTGCTGACATGCGTGGCAAGAAGAATTTCATCGCCGAAGCCATCAAAAAGCCCGGCGCCCTCCGTAAGCAACTCGGGGCGAAGGCTGGCAAGCCGATCCCCGCAGGCAAGCTGGAAGCCGCCGCAAAGGCGCCCGGCAAGCTGGGTCAGCGCGCTCGCTTTGCCATGACTCTCAAGGGATTCAAGAAATGATCACCCGCATGTACCCCAACGCGGACGGCGAATTGCAAAACGTCACGCTCTCGGCTGCTGAGTGGGAGGCGTTGTCTCCAGATGATCTGGACAAAATTCTTGGCTTCGGTAAGCCTGCATTGAAACCCGAACTTGACCCGGCGCCCGCACTTAAAGCCACGAAGAGGATCAAGAAATGAGGCCAGTTGTACAAACTGTTTCGGACGCCAGCTTAGCTGCCAAAAATGGCAATCCGATTCCGCTGGATGTGTTTGTTTCGCCGTTCAACACAACGCTGAGTGTCACCGTCACAGGGACGGTTGATTACACAGTCCAGTACACGTTCGACAACGTTCAGGCTTCTGACTACACCCCGGCCTCGGGAAACTGGGTTAACCATCCGAGCCTTTCGGCAAAGTCAGGTTCTCTGGATTCAAACCTCGCTTATCCTGCCACTGCAGTGCGAATTGTGCTAAATTCGGGTAACGGGTCTGTTCGCTTCACGGTCATTCAGGCCGGCATCTGAGGGTAAAAAGTCATGATCGCTAGTAGCATTGATGGCTCTGTAGGCGGCAGCACTCAGCTTTTTGATTTGCTTTCGCTTGTTTCTGACCCGGAAGCCTACGCCAAGAAGGTGAAGGCGCTGGAGGAGGCTACCGCAGAGAACAAGAAGTATGTGGAGCTTGTTGCTCCAGCTTCTGACATCCTGCGCCTGCGTGAAGTGGCTCAGCAGGATCGGATTCTTGCGACCCAAGAGCTTGCAAAGGCGCAGGCTCAGGCTGCCGAAGTCATCAGTTCCGCCAAGAAGGACGCCGAACAGATCCGTGAATCTGC